CCTCCGGCCGGGATTCAAGTTGCACCCGCAGCAGCTCCAGTTATGCGACACTCTGGCGGCTCCTAGGAGGACATATGCGATCGAGGAGCCGCGCCGCGCGACGAAGTCGACCTCGATTTTCATGCTCCTCCTCGGACGTTGCGCGTCGCGGCCGGGATATCTCGTCACGTATACGGCTCAGAGCGGGATAGCCGGTTCCCGTCAGTTCGTCGCGTGGGCGCTCCACCTCGACGCCGTCAACCCTCCCGACGATCTCGATCTCCCGCCATGGCTCCGCGGACAGCGACGTCCGAAAACGAAACACGCGCAACGACAGATCGCGCTGTTCGGGGAGGAGTTGACGGAGCCGGAGGAGCATCCCACGAGCGGCCGCGGGTTCTCGATCAAGCGCGGCGCCGGTCATCAAGTGATCCAGTTCGATAACGGCTCCTCGTTCACGCACATAGGACCGAACGCGGCGAATTTCCGCGGCTCCGCGTCGGATGTCTCCTGGATCGACGAAGCGCAGGAGGTCGACGTCGACGAGGGAGCGGATCTCCTCGCCGCGATCCGGCCGCTCCAGGACACGCGTCCCGGCGCGTCGATCATCCTCTCCGGCACGGCCGGGGAGTCTCGCGCCGGAGTGTTTTACGACTATCTGGAGCGCGGCCGCGCGCAGGATCCGGACGTCGGGATCCTGGACTATGCCGCGGACCCGTCGACGCCGTGGGAGCTGATCGAGGATCCCGACGACGCTATGCGGCTCCTGGCCGGCGTTCATCCCGGGCTCGGGACCATGACGACGCTGGAGATCATGCGGGCACAATGGCGGGATCTCCCGCGGCCGCAATGGGCGCGGGAGTACCTCTCCCTCTGGCCGGAGACGTTCACGGCGCGCGCGATCCCGGCCGCGCTATGGGAGGCGGCTCATATGACGGAGCGCGTCGCCATACCGGAGCGCGTAGCGTTCGGATGGGCGATCCGTCCCGGAGGATCCGTCTCCGCGATCGCGGCCGCGTGGAGGGACCGCGACGGCGTCGCGTACGTCGAGATCATCGATCACCGTTCCGGGACGAAGTGGATCCCGCAGCGCGCGCAGGATCTCACGAAGCGATATCGGGGATCGATCGTCGGGTTCGACGCGCGCGGAGAGGGAGCCGCGACCCGGACCGAAGCGGAGCGGCTCCAGCCGCGGCCGCGGCTCCAGGAGCATCGATGGACCGATATCACGGCCGGATCGATCCAGCTCCTCCGGGATCTGGAGCGCGGGACGCTCCGGCATTTCGGACAGCTTCCCCTGAACCTCGCCGTCTCTCAGGCATCCCGTCGCGACTCCGGGGACGCGGGAGCGTGGACATGGTCCCCCATGACGCACGAGAGCGAGATCGTCTGTCTCGACGCCGTCACCCGCGCTCTCCGCCAATGGGACATGCATCCCGTCGCGGGAAGCGTCGGCGTCATCCGTCCGAGCCGGTAGGAGATCATATGGGGATCATTCTGGATACGTCGTCGATGGGCGTCGACGCCGACGGGAAACCGCAGGGATACACGGTCGCGCGTTGCTCCGGCTGTCCCTACTGGAACGCGTTCGCATGGAGCCGGGAGGCGGCTCTCCGCTCCGGCGCGGAACACGAGCGGATCGTTCATCAGACCCGCGACGCGGAGCGACGGCTGAACCGGCTCCTCGCGGCGCGGACCGGGAATCTATGAAACCTCGTCTCCTCGATCTGTTCTCGTGTGCGGGAGGAGCGGCCGTCGGCTACGCGCGCGCCGGGTTCGACGTCGTCGGCGTCGACATACGGCGACAACGTCACTACCCGTACGAGCATCACGTCGCGGACGCGCTGGAGTACCTCGACGCACACGGCCGGGAGTTCGACGCGATCCATGCCTCTCCCCCGTGTCAACGGTTCACGAAAGCGGGAGCCGTCGCGCGCCGTCATCACGTCGACCTCCTCACGCCGACACGCGCCGCGCTGGAGGATCTCGGGCTCCCGTACATCATCGAGAACGTTCCCGGATCTCCTATGAGTTCATACGTCACACTATGCGGATCGGAGTTCGGGCTCCGCGCCGTCGACGTCGACGGCGTCGTCCTCCAGCTCCGGCGTCATCGACAGTTCGAGTCGAACGTCTGGCTCCTCGGCGCCGGGGGATGCAATCACGATCCGGCCGTCGTCACGGCGTCCGTCTACGGGAACGGGACCGCATGGAAAGCGGCGCCGGAGGCGGCGCGCGGAGGATACGTCCCGCACAAGTCCGTTTGCGCGGAGTTGCTCGGGATCCCTCATCACATGACGAAACGGGAGCTATCGGAGTCGATCCCTCCCGCGTACACGGAGTTTCTCGGGCTCCAGCTCCGCGCGCAGCTCTAGGAGTTCGTCGTCGTCGGCCGGCGCTCCCTCGAGAATTTCTCATGATTTCGGTCTGCCGAAAGTGACTCGGGTTCGTCGTATGAATCTCATATGAGCTTGACGGACTGGATCTCCCGCGGACCGCGCGGAGTCGAGTCCGTCGTCTCCCTCCAGAACGGCCGCGGATCGACGGCCGCGCGCGCCGGGATCCAGTCCCCGTGGACGACCGGACAGCTCCAGCAGCTCGTTTGGTCCGACATTTTCGGGATCGAAACGCAATGGATCACGCGCGCCGAAGCGCTCACGATCCCGGCCGTGTTCAAAGCGCGCGCCGTCCTCCTGTCGCTGATCGCGGACAAAGTCCTCTATGCGCTCCGCAACGGTGAGCGCGTCGACCCGCAACCCGTCTGGCTCTCCTGGACGCCGGGACAGCTCTCGCCGTGGCAACGCATGGCGAACACGATCGACGATCTCATTTTCTACGGCTGGAGTCTGTGGAGCCGGACGAACGGCTCCCGCGGCGAGATCCTCTCCGCGGTCCGGATCCCGTTCGAGTTCTGGGAGTTCAACGCCGACGGCGAGATCCTCGTCCGCGACGACGCCGGGGAGTATCAGCCGGTCGACCCGGCGACGGTGATCCTCATCCCCGGTCCGTCCGCGGGACTCCTCGACTACGCGACCCGGACGCTCCGCGGCGCGGCGCGCATGGAGACGTCATGGGCGAACCGCGCCGCGTCCCCGATCCCGGCGATCGATCTCCACGAGACGACCATGTCCGGCATTACGCCGGAGGAGGCACAAGAGGTCGTCAATCAGTGGGCGGCCGCGCGGCAGGATCCGCAGGGCGCGACGGCGTTCACGCCGTACAACATCGAAGCGCGCGCGCTCGGGAATATCTCGCCGGATCTGTTCATCGAGGGACGCAACGCGACCCGGATCGACGTCGCGAATTTTTTCAACCTCCCCGCGCAGCTCCTCGACGGCTCCCTCTCGACGGCGTCGCTCACGTACTCCACGCAGGAGGGACGCCGGAACGACGTCCTCGACTACGGCGTCCCCTACTGGATCCGGCCGATCGAGTCCCGGCTATCTCAGGACGACGTCGTCCCGCATGGGCAGAGCGTCGGGTTCGATTTCGGACCCGCGATCGCAACAGTCCAGCCGCCGACGATCGCGGTCCCGGACTAGGAGGAGCATATGACGACCATAGAGACGGGCATGTTCGCCGTCGATCACGAAGCGCGGACGATCCGCGGAGTCCTCGTCCCGTGGGGACAGCGATCCCGGACGAACCGCTCGCACAACAAGCCGATCACGTTCCCGCGCGGATCCGTCCGCGTCCCGAGAGACGTCTCCGTCGTCTCGATCAATTTCGATCACGATCGCTTTCAGCCTCTCGGACGCGCCGTCGAGATCGTCGACGAGCCGTCCGGGCTCGTCGCGACGTTCTCCCTCGCGGACACGGACGACGCGGACGCATGGCTCGCGGACCGCGGCGAATTCGTCCGGCTCTCCGCGGAGGTCCGCAACCTCACCCGCGACGACGCCGACAACGGCTCCGCGGATCTCACTGGCGCGGCTCTCGTGTCAGAACCCGCGTTCGAGGGTGCGGCGCTGTTCGCCGTCGACGACGACGCGGACGACTCGATCGGAGACGTCCCGTCCCCGATCCCGGACAACGATCCCGGCGACGAGCCGGAGGAGGACGACGTCGTCGACGACGACGCCGAAACGGACGACGTCGACGACGCCGACACACAAGAGGAGACAACCATGACCGGAACCGCTCCGGAGTCGATGCTCGCCGGAGCAGCGTCGACGTCCACCCGTCCGAAGACTCCCGCGCTCTCACGCGCCGGGTTCGTCTCCGCGCTGTTCCGCGCGAAGAGTTCCGGATCGACGGACGCGCTCCGGCCGTACATGGAGTCCGTGGAGCGGACGGGACTGTTCGCGCTCGTCGACGTGAAGTATGACGGCGTCGGCGGGCTCGTCACGGACTGGCCCGCGGCATGGCTCGGGGAGTTGTGGCAAGCCGTCCCGGAGGTCCGGACGTTCATCCCGGCATTCAACGTCGGGACGCTCACGAGCATGAAAGCGTCCGGCTGGACGCTGGACGTTCCGGAGAACGCCGTCGACACATGGGCCGGAAACAAAGCGGCCGTACCGTCTCAGCCGATCACGACCGGGATCCAGGAGTTCGACGCGATCCGCCTGGCCGGCGCGAACGATCTCGCGCGGGAGTTCTGGGATTTCGGCCGCGTCGACGTGATCGACGCGTACACGCGCGGAATGGTCGCGGCATACCAGAAGCAGAGCGACGACTACGCGCTCGCGCAAGCCGTCGCCGGAGCGGGGACCGCGACGCTCGGGACCGTCCCGGCCGGAGTGAACGAGTACCTCGCCGCGCTGTATGACCTCGTCGACGCGATCACGCCCGGAGTGCCGCCC